CCATTCTTATCAAGCTGGCTAACCTTGATGATCTTACCCTCAGCAAGTCCTGCCAATTTGAGAGACAGAGGGACAATGTTTCCCCTGCGAGCGGCACCGCTAGCACCCCCTGCCTTCTTGGTCTTTTTATCCTTGATCACCCAGTTCTTGGGATCCTTGGAAGCAGCCAAAATACCAGGGACATCACTCAAACTAAAAACAGAGGTATTTTTACCACTTCCGAGTTCCGCTTTGCGCGCCGTAATTTCCGCCTGGTAGGCACTCGAAAGTAGACCACCTGGACCTGCTGTTACCGACGTATAGGCATCGGTGAGGAGGTCACGGGGAAGCTGACCGGCTTCCATTGCGGTCTGCAACGTCCGGAGAGGAGAAGCAATACGATATTTTGTGGAATACGTCATCGTAGGGTCCGTATCTTTACCCTTCCCGGCCCACTGTGCAGCAGCTCCAGTGATGACAACGGAAGATCCCTTGGGATACTTAACGTAAATCCCCTTTTCACGTGCCTTATTGACGTTAACATCATTGAGCTTCTCATTCCAGTTGATTACCTTCGGATTCATTTTTTAAAAATTTAGAGTTTGTTCCAACCGATGAAATATTTGTTTTTATTAGTCACAAAATATTTGTTTTTATTAGTCACAAAAAATTTTTTTAGAGGATTAATTTTTCCAAACAGTTAGTTTCTATAAAAATCAATCAGAAACTAACTTGATTTTTAGATTCTTTTTATTATTTCCATATCACAAACACAAGTAATCAATATAGAAATAGTTTTAAAATTCACATTGAAACTATTTTTTATTATTTTCATTATTCAGTGAAATTGTATAAAATCAACGTTGTTGATAAAACTGTCACCAACGTCACAAAAAATCAAAAACCAGACTTATTTTGTAAAAAATTTTATATTTTCCATTAAAAATATAAAATATTAGATTACAGTAGTATTCATTATTAATATCTGGATAAACACGAACCAAAAACAACAAAATACATATAGTGGTTGTATAGTTAATCTTGCAAATAAAAACATAAATCCATCTGTTTAAAAAAAGAACACATATATATTTTCATCATGGCGGTCATAGATACAGAAGCTCTCTGGTTTCGAATCATTTCGGTATTGGTGGTAGGTTTCTTCTTGGGACTCTTCATCGCCAATGCTGTTTATTTTGATCGGATAGTTAGGGAACCATTTAGTTGCACTGTAACTAAAAGTGAAGCACAATGGCTTTTTTGGTTAAACGTCATATGGGCAGTTATTGCTGCTATTTTCTTTGTTTGGGCAGTCGTTAGGTTATTCTGGCATGCAAGCGCCCGTGCAGAGGCCGCAACAAAGGTGAAGCACTATGTTGTTACAAAGGCAGACGAGGCAAAGGCTGAGGCGGCATCTCAATTTAAGAGAACTGATGTTGGGTTCGGACGTACTGCTTCTGGTCCCAAAGTCGGTATGACTCGACAACCTGTAAATGTTGGAATGCCGGGTAGTTTTTCATCAAGACAGGTAACACCTCCTAAACAGACCGAGCAGCTTCGGACTCAGGTGTTCGATGTAATGGCCTCTCCAACAACATTTGCTCCCGCTTTTAAAACGGTAGCACCTCCTGTCATGGGTAGACCATAATTTCGTCAATTCAAAAATAACTATTATTGAATAATAGTTATTTCTATGTTCCTTTATCCAATCACCTCTACCCAATATCACTTTTTTATTCAATTATATTCCACATTCTTAGTCGAAATGGTGTCAATATAACAATAGATGATCTTCTGAAGAACTTCAGGACACGCCGACATTTTGTAAATAACACCTTTACCACTATCCAAAACACGACCCGAATATGGAAGATTTATATTGCGACTCCGTCCCTTAAGAGTTGGAGGTATCATTTTTTTCATTCGGGGATTTTCAAGAATGCCATGATGCAAAATCAACAGAAATATCAGTAATATATGATCTGATGGCAGCTTGTTGACAATACCACACACATTGACCCATCTATCGACAATAGTTTCGTTATCCAATTCACTTGATTTTGCAAGCATTTTCTTGTATATTCCATCAATACCTACCAAGGCATCGAATGTAGAAGACATTATGGTTGGTTGTTTTGTTTTAACTTTCAGTTAAAACAAGATATTGTAGATCATTCCTTATTATTTTTAATGAGGTCCCGTCGGAACGGTACTAGGACTAAACATGTACTTGGTACCGTGACTCCTATAGAAATTTGAAGAATTATCAACATTCGTCTTAAAAATAGGCATTGCATCGGGTGATATTACAAATGGTGTGGGAATTTGTCTTTGAACTGATACGGGGTTACCATTAATAGTTCCCATATTGTTACCGGGTGGAAATCCAGAATTTCCAATCATATTATCAATTTTAGGAGGGGGAGGTAATCGTAGTGTTGAAGTTGGTCCTCGATTGATAATCGATGGCGCAGTCATCGGACCATGACCGATCAATGATTTTTGATCAGGTGTGGAGTGTTTTGGTCCAACTGGAGTAGACGGAGGAAACCGACTGGTCTTGGGTAAAACGAATGGAGGACCGTTAATTTTAGACTGTGGATGTCTTGGAGCGGGTGCAATATTAGGATTGCGAGGGGGGACTCGACCCGAGCTAGGCATATTGATTCTCCTAGCTCCTCTATTATTAGTTCTACTAGGTTTTGGACCCATCATTTTACTACCTTTCGGGAATCTTTTATTTAATGAACCCCTTGACGGGATTTGACCAGTATTATATTTATTATTCCTAATAGTATCCTTGATCCATCCAATAATACCATCAAAATCATGACGGGGGCGATTTTCTTGGACATTGTGTGAAACTCCATCTTTAATATATCCACCCAACACATCACCTATCAAAGGTTTGGAATGATCATTCCATGAATCACCTGTAAATACAAAAAAGATTGGAAACCAAGCAATAAGTTTGCTCAAATCAGGGTGATATTGGGATCCAATTGAATTGGGATCAGACGTGTCCATGTGTATTTCAATCATTTCAACAATTCCAATATCGTGGAGATGTTCAGCTATCTTCCCTTTCTGATTAGCCCTATAAACATGACAGTGACCACAAGAATTTGATGTGATGCCTACAAAAACGGGTTTCGATGTAGCCATGTTTTTTGTTGGAGTGTATATTTTTTTAATAAATGGATATACTTAAAGTATATCCATTTTATTTTTGATGATCATCTTTTGTTTGAATGATGTTTGGATCTATTTTTACTGTCATAATTGTATTTATTTTCCCCTCTAATTATCCCATCGCTACTGAAATCACGTGATGTTAGATCGTCATCATTTTTATTTCCCCCAGTTAATCGCTCATAATCTCGTGTATTCATGGTTTTTCTACGTAATAAATCTTGCATGGCACCTAAACTGGATTCAGGAAATCCAGTTTGACCGTTACGGCTAGATCTATCTTGATCAGGGGTCCCACCTGAAAAATTATTTACCGATATCATAGATCGATAACGTTCTGTGTTACCTCTGGGATGATTTCCTCTCTGGTGATTTCTTCTCGGATGATTTCTTTTCTTAGGACTTCTCTCCTGACTAGCCTGATTATTTGACCAACGATGTCTTTTTCGGGGTTTTTCCCGGATTTTCTGTCCAGATCCGTGAATATAGTTCTTATTTTCATCAGAATCACCACTTGAGGGGTGAGAATGATCGCTGCTTGAAGAACCTTTAATTATTTCATAACCACCACTGTCCGGATACGATGAATTAAGATTCTTCAGATATTTCCTCATCTGGGGAGTTATTTCTATCACAATACCATTATCTAGTCCATTATCATCATTTACCTTCGGTGGATTACCTGTTAGATATCCAACAGATCTACTAGAATGAGGGTCGTTCGAATTTTCTCTATTGGAACGACCCTCTTTTCTTCCAAGTGGGGAATTTTTACCAGCATCATCAACATCGGTAAAATATACATGTCCCTCCGTACTTCTTACCATTTTCAAAGCATCCGAATCAGCCAAGACATTTGGGTGTTCCATCTCATTAACGTCGATACCTGTAATTTCCTGATAAAAATCTCTTGCTGAGGAATAACCGCTAGAGATCATCTTTCGACGATCATCGGTTGTGTATGAAAACAAAGATCCAGTCAATCCCTTCTTTGTCAGTCTCAGATGGCGACATCGACTCGATGAATTTTTAATTGATCTCCGTCTTAGCTCATTCATACTACATCTTATAATTCTATTAGCATACCACAAGGCATCGCCATCTTCAGTGTCATCTGTGTCTGAATCTATATAAATCCCAAGGATTTTATTATCATCACCATCGTATTTTAAAATCGGGTAAGGATCGCCAAATGCCCCATCTATATAAGTGCAACCTTTATATTTTGATCGATAAAAAATTAGCGGAATGTTACAAGATAAAATAATAGCATCTATACAGCTTAGATCTGGGTCGGTTTCGGCGGTTAGATACACAGTTTTATCATCTGTTAAATTGTATGTGACTACACTAAAAATAATACGTCTAGTAGAATAAAGCTGGTGAAGTGTTGGAACCATGCCCATCTTTGACCGAATCAATTTATTTAGTGTTATTCGAATCTTTTCGTGGTTCATTATGCCGGTATTTTTACCTGCATCTTTGAAATCAAGAGCTCCAATATCATCAAATAAAACTGTACCAAATACTTCAGTTATAATTTCAAGTGATGTATACCCAACTATCAATAATAAACCTATTATTGACCCGACAGAACATCCTACAATAGTATCTATCTTATCTATAAATCCCCTGTTTTCTAGAAAAGTTATAGCACCTAATTCAATAAACCCTTTAACTCCCCCCGGTCCCAATGTTAATACATTGGGTATCCATTTATTATTCAACGAAGATTCCATTTGATTTGAACAATTATCAGGTTCATCTTGTACTTCCCCAGTGTTTTCATCACTCATAGTATATTTTTGAATTGTAGAGTCGAGTGATTTATGTCTAAGTTATGGAATTTGCGTTTTAAGATTTTTTTTAGTAACTTTAGGTCGAATTTATCATATAATTACCAGATTGTAATTATATGTGTGTGTGTGTTGATTATTGTTTATTGATGAACTCATTAACATAATCTAAAGCTTCTGTTAATTTTGGATCATATTCGGATCCCAATAACTCCCTGTTGGTAGCCAAATGACCCAACTGAATAGCAGTTGTTGGACGAACATTTGCTATTTCAGATGTCCTCATCGTATATCTCCTACGAAATATATATTTGTCATTGTTTTCGCCAGTTTCCTGGAAGAGAAGTTCATCCAAACTCTTGTTATCTCTTGATGTGTCTTTCAACACAGTCTTATTTTCAATCACATCCAACATTGATTTGATCCGTGAACCTTCTGGAATCGGGACTTGAGTTGGAACTACAGATTTACCATCCTGATCAGAAGCAATAAGATTTATTGGAGTAAATCCCTCAACACAAGGTTTAAAAGTCGTAGTTTCAGGGGGGGGAAAAA